GGAACTAAGATATGTTGATCCTCGTAAGATTAGAAAAGTACGAGAAGTTAAAAAAGATAAGTTACCTTCTGGGGTTGAAGTTATTAAGTCAATAGATGAGTTCTTCATCTACAATGAAAAAGGCTTAAACTACACCGCTGGTACCAATCCTAATAACAATAACGGTATTAAGATTGCAACAGATACAATTACATTTGTTCCATCTGGTTTACTAGACTTAGATAGAAACGTTGTATTAGGTTATCTGAATAAGGCTATTAAGCCTACTAATCAGTTAAAGATGATGGCCGACTCATTGGTCATCTATCGTCTGAGTAGAGCACCAGAGAGAAGAATCTTTTACATTGACGTAGGTAACTTACCTAAGTTGAAGGCCGAGCAGTACATGAAAGATATCATGGCTCGCTACCGTAATAAGATCATCTATGACTCTTCTACAGGGGAGATTAAAGACGATCGCAAGTTCATGACCATGTTAGAAGACTTCTGGTTACCAAGACGCGAAGGTGGTCGTGGTACAGAGATTACAACACTACCAGGTGGTGAGAATCTAGGACAGATTGCTGACATTGAATACTTCCAAAACAAAGTATATCAGTCATTAAACATCCCTACATCTAGATTCCAACAGAGTACAGGTTTTAATTTCGGTCGTCAGGCTGAAATCTCTAACGATGAAATTAAGTTTGCAAAGTTCATCAGTAGACTGCGTAGAAAATTCAATGTCCTGTTTGATGATCTATTAGAGACACAACTAGTACTTAAGGGTATTATTAATCCTGACGAGTGGCAAGCTATTAAGTCAAAGATTGATTACAAGTACGCCCAGGATCAGTACTTCCAGGAAATGAAAGATGCTGAGAACCTACGTAATCGCGTAGACGTTCTCAATCAAATGTCACCTTATGTTGGCATTTACTACAGTAAGAATTACATCCGTAAGCACGTTCTTAAATTAACTGACGATGAGATTGCTCAGATTGAAAAAGAGAACGAACAAGACCCGGTTGAAATACAACCCGGTATGCCAGGATCGGAGCAAGCAGCCGCGCTAAGCCGCGAAACTAATGCTGCTCCCGACCAATAAATAATATATCATTAAGGAGATCATTGTGGATACAAAAGACATTATTAATAAGATGATTGATGACATCATTGATGGAAACAATACAGATGCTAAAGATAGCTTTGAAGCTGCTATCTCTAACAAGTTAACTGATGCTTTAGATGCAAAGAAGATTGAAATAGCACAGTCCATTTATTCTAAGGAAGTACAAGATGAACCTGTTCCATCTGAGGAATAAGTTAGACGAGAAAACTCTTACCCCAGCTGAAATGAAGAAGCGGGAAGAGGTTGCAAAGGCTATTGAGAGAGAAAATCCTAAGATGCCAATGGGCATGAAGATGGCTATTGCAACTAAGACAGCCAAGAGAGTGGCTGAAGAACAAGACCCACGCGAGTACGATTATGAAGGCGATATGGCTAAGTCACAACTTAGAGCCATTATTGCTAATGCTCAAACCGTTCATGACATGTTAGAAGACGAAACTAATATTGCTGAATGGGTACAAAGTAAAATTACTTTGAGTGCAGATTACATGAGTACTGTCAGAGATTACATGCAATCTAATAAAGAAGAGTAAAAATGGCTGTTACAAAAACAATTTTAAAAAATACCAAACGCCAGGCAGTCGTTAAGCTAGTTGGTACAGGTCAAGCAACTGTTGATATCTATGAATTAAAATACGTAGGACCCAACACTATTGCTACTGGTTCATCTACTATGTTACATGAACAAACTGTTGTCCCTGCTAATGTAGTTTTAACAATTACTGATTTGTTTTATGACTGCTCTACAACTGCTAACATTACCCGTAATGGTAATGTTATCTGGGCAATGAATGCTGGTACAGGTACATTTAACTTCACACAAGAAATTGGTGTTGCATTAGATCAAGATGCTAACGCTAACGTTGTTGTTAACTTAAGTTCAACCGGTGCTAACAGCTCTGTACTGATTGGGTTTACAAAAGGCGCCGGCTATAACGATCCGGATCTACAGAACTTACAGGACTTCCGAAGATAATGAAACTCATTACAGAAATGAACCAGGATGTAAAATTCCTGGTAGAAAAAAAAGAAGACGGTTCAAAGTCTGTTTACATCGAAGGTATCTTCATGCAAGCAGAAAAGCCAAACCGCAATGGTCGTATCTATGGTAAGGGTATTATGGAACGTGAAGTTCAAAGATACCAAGAACTTATCAGTGAAAAACGTTCCCTGGGTGAGTTAGGTCACCCGCCAAATCCTCAAATCAACTTGAATCAGGTATCACACTTGATCACCGGGCTTAGATTTGAAGGTAATGATATTTACGGTAAAGCAAAAATCTTAGACACCCCAATGGGTAAGATTGCTAAGAACTTTATCGAAGAAGGTGTTAGCCTTGGTGTATCTTCTAGAGGTCTTGGTTCAGTTAGACTTAACAAAGAAGGTGTTAACGAAGTACAAGATGACTTCCACCTGGCTACAGTCGACATTGTCGCTGATCCTTCTGCACCCGATGCGTTCGTACAAGGCATTATGGAATCTGCTGACTGGATACTTGAAAATGGTGTTTGGAAAGCTGTACAAATTGAACAGGCGCAAAACACTATTAGGAAGGCATCTAAAGCAGACCTAAACTCAGTGAAATTAGATCTATTTGAACAGTTCTTACGATCTATCAAGTAATTAATTTATATAAATAATAACGTTAAACATACTCTTAGGAGACCAAGGATGTCAGTCGAGCAAAAAATTAAATCATTGCTGAACCGTGCAAGCGGTGCCGAGCAATTAGATGAAGCTACAGAAACGGTAGTTGCAGATGGTAAGCCAACTGTAAACACAACTAAAGATACTTCAAAAGCAGGTCAAGGTTCTGGCCAAGGCGATACAACACAACCAATGCAGGGTAATTCCAAGAAGGCTGATGTTGAAGAAGTTGCAGATGCTACAGGTAAGAATTCTGCAGCAGCTAAAGCTACTAAAGAAACAAACCCACTTCCAATGAAGGGTGATGCTAAGTCTGTTAAGACTCAAGCTAACGAAGAATCTGTTGAAGATGGTGAAACAATTGCTGAAGAAGGCACTGTTGACATTAAAGCTCAACTAGATGTAATCTTCGGTCAAGACCTATCAGAAGAATTCAGAACAAAAGCTACTTCTATTTTCGAAGCTGCTGTTATTGCTCGTGTTAATAACGAGATGGAAAAAGTAACTGCTAAGTTAGAAGAGCAAACATCTACCCAACTAGTTGAGTTCAAAGAAGCTCTAGTTGAAAAAGTAGACGGTTATTTAAATTACGTAGTTGAACAGTATATGGAAGAAAACAAGTTGGCTGTTGAGTCTGGCTTGAGAACAGAAATTGCTGAAGACTTTATTTCTGGTATGAAGACATTGTTCAAAGAACACTTCATCGAAGTTCCAGAAGAAAAATACGACGTTTTAGACGAGCTACAAACAAAGACTGAAACATTGCAGTCTGAGTTGGATGCCTCTATCTCTGAAAGCATTGAGCTAGCTAAGGAATTGAATGCATTAAAAGCTGCATCCATCCTTGACGAGCAAACAAAAGATCTTGCCGCAACTGAGGCTGAAAAGCTTAAGAAACTTGTTGAAGGTGTAGACTTTGATTCTGAGGATCTGTATCGCGAGAAAGTATCTGTCATCAAGGAAAACTATTTCCCTAAGACACCTAAGCAATCTCCAGAAAAGATGCTCGTTGAGGAAAGTGGTACTAACCCTGCTGCCTTCGTCGATAACAATACTATGATGTCCAAATACGTTAGCGTTCTGTCTAGATCAGTCAAGACACGTTAAATTATAAATATATAACATTTCCCAACAAAAGGAGAACAGGTAATGTACCTATCAGAATCAATTCAAAAGAAGTGGGGTGCCATTCTAGAGCACGCCGATCTTCCTGAGATCAAAGACAACTATAAGAAGACTGTTACAGCCATTCTTCTAGAGAACCAAGAGAAAGCTCTTCAAGAAGAGCGTTCAATGCTTGCCGAGCTAGCACCTGCCAATAACATTGGTGACGGTACTGCTGGTGTTGCTAAGTACGACCCGATCATGATCGGTTTGGTACGCCGTGCGATGCCTAACTTGATGGCCTATGACATCTGCGGTGTTCAGCCAATGACAGGTCCAACAGGTTTGATCTTCGCTATGCGTTCCACATATGGTAACACACGTACTGTTGCAAACGGTACTGAAGCATTGTTCAACGAAGCGAATACACAATTCTCTTCTTCAACATATACTTCTGCACTAGACACATCTGGTACACCTTACGAAGGTACTCACACAGGTACTAACCCTGTTGATGGTACTTACACAACAGGTAAGGGTATGACAACAGCTGAAGCTGAAGCATTGGGTGATTCTACATCTAATAACTTCGGTCAGATGGGCTTCTCAATTGACAAGACTACTGTTACAGCTCAGTCTCGTGCATTGAAAGCTGAATACACGCTTGAACTTGCTCAAGACTTGAAAGCAGTTCACGGTCTTGACGCTGAGTCAGAATTGTCTAACATTCTTTCACAAGAAATTATGTTTGAAATTAACCGTGAAGTTGTTCGTACAATTTACACAGTTGCTAAGCCAGGTTCTCCTGCTACCGCTACTGCTGGTGTTGCTAAGTACGATCCGATCATGATCGGTTTGGTACGCCGTGCGATGCCTAACTTGATGGCTT